TGCTCAATCCATTCGGTGTCTATCCTGAACTCGACCGCTTCGGTCGTTGTATCTCAATCACTCAGGTAGTCAATACCGATGCAGAATCTCTGGCGATGCAATACCCAGAGTTCTACAACCAGATTGTCACTAAGACTCAGTATGCTTCTGGCTCGCCATACATCACGATGGTTCGCTATCACGACAAAGACCAAGACTTAATCTATCTACCCGATCGTAATAACTTGGTTCTCTCTAATCTTGCCAATCCAGTCGGCAAATGCTTAGCGCGTGTAGCAGTACGTTCATCTATCGATGGCGAAGCACGCGGTCAATTCGATGATGTTCTAGCGGTACAACTAGCACGTGCGCGTTTCGCTGTCTTGCAGATTCAGGCAGCAGAGAAATCCATCCAAGCACCGATTGCTATCCCGCAGGATGTCCAAGAACTTGCACTTGGCCCTGATGCGATTATGCGTTCTGCTAATCCACAGGCAATCCGCCGTGTGCCGCTAGAACTTCCAAACGGAGTCTTTACAGAATCTGGCGTACTGGAGCGCGAACTACGTTTAGGTTCACGTTACCCAGAGGTTCGCAGCGGTAATATCGATGCCTCTGTCATCACAGGTCGTGGAGTTCAAGCACTCCAAGCTGGCTTTGATACTCAGGTTCGTGCAGCACAAGCACAGTTTGCACGCCTATTTACAGAACTTGTATCACTCTGCTTCGAGATTGATGAGAAAATCTTTGGTTCAATGACCAAGGAAATCAAGGGAGTAGATGACGGCACTCCGTTCAATATGAAGTATGTGCCAAGCCGTGACATCAAGGGCGAGTATGGAGTAGATGTTCGCTACGGAATTATGTCCGGCCTCAATCCAAACAACGCAATCATTGCTTTGCTACAGATGCGTAGCGACAAACTTGTAAGCCGCGACTATGTACGTCGTGAGATTCCGATGGAGCTAAATGTCACTCAAGAAGAACAGCGTGTGGATATTGAAGAGATGCGCGATTCTTTGCGTGTTGCTGTTGCTCAGTATGCCCAGACTATTCCAGCGCTTGCAGCACAAGGCCAAGATCCTTCTCAGATTGTTTCTCGAATCGCAGAGGTTATCAAGGGTCGTCAAAAAGGTAAACAACTTGAGACGATTGTAGAAGAAGTATTCGCCCCAGAACCACAACCAGAAGTTCCGATGGGCGCAGAAGTTCCAGCAGCAGGTATGGCCCCAGCCCCTGCCTCGCAGCCAACTCCAGAAATGATGACTGGTGCGGCCCCTGCTGCTGGCGCTCGTCCTGATATAGCGTCGTTACTCGCATCTATTGCAGGGTAAGGGAGGTGTGATATGAAAAAAGGTGGTCGTGCAAAGGCTCCAATGGCAAAGCCAACAGAAGGCAAGAAAGATATGAAGAAGCCTAAAGGCGGTAAAGTCGATTTTGGCTATGCTGCTAAGGCTCGTAAAGGCAAGAAGGCTTAGTGTATTTAATACGAGAGGATAGAGCGTGAAAGAAGAACCAGATTATGTTCCACGCTCTGTCCGTCTCGCTGATACTTTAGTTGTATTCGCAGGACTGTTTCATAATTTAATGAGCGCAATTCACGTATTCGCAGAAGAACTTTTAGATTTGGCAACATATAACGCAATTAGAAAGACCCAAGTTAATAAGGCTTGGGAACAATTCACACAAGATTTAGAGAAGATGGAGGATCCAAATGGCTAGAGGTCCGTTAGCAGGCCCAGCAGGTCCAGGTAAATTCTCCACAAGAACCGATGGACTTTCATTTCAATCGCCAGAATATGGCGCAGGTGTAGAGCAAGCCGCTATCAAAGCAGGCGCTCCACTTGCATCAACACCTAATGTACGCCCGACATCACGCAGTGAGATGGGTATGGCTCCAAGCCAAACACCCGTAACATCGCTGTACGCTCCATCAGAGCGCCCAAATGAACCAATTACATCGGGTATCCCTATGGGAGAAGGACCTGGGCCAGAGGCTCTTGGGTTTAGTAATGCTCGCCAAGCTGATGCAGACATTATTGCAAAGTATATGCCAGCGCTCGATGCAATGGCATCAGCTCCAGATTCTCCACAATCATTCCGTATTTTTGTACGTAACTTGCAAGGAAACCTGTGAATCAATTTGTCAAAGATGTCACTGCTTTCGTTGATGCGCTAGGTGATGATGAACCAGCAATCATTTTATCGTTGGCTCAGATTCCTTGGGAAAGCGACGACGACAGAGATGACTTTATTAAGAATCTTACTAGGGAGGTCTAATGCCTAACTATTGGGATAGTCTTAAAGATGCGGTAGCAACAGCAATCGGCAAAGGTTTGTCTGCGCCTTTTAAGGCTGCAACAGGCCTTGGTGGTGGTATGACACAAGCCAGAGTCGCACAGGCTGGCGCACCTGAACCAGTAGCTGCTGGACTTGGAACTGTTGTTCGCGGCAAACAAGCCGAAGCAGAAAAGATGGCAAAGGCTGCAGGAAAGAAAGCAGTAGATATTGCTGCTAAACCTTCCGAAGCTGTGCGTGCAGATGTATTTTTTAACCTTGGAGTTGAACAGGTAGATAAATTCTACCAGTGGGCTTATCCTAAAGTTGCTCAACCTATTAGCACAGCATTTCTTGCAAGTGCAGACAGTGTTGCAGGCGATGGTCTTAACTTAGTTGAGAATTGGAAACTAGCCCGTGAGGTCAGTCCAGCACAAGCATTTGCTGGATATGGACAAGCATTTCTTGAAAGAACTGGCACAACACCATTCTTGGAAGAACAAGGAGTGCCGCTTCCACCATTCTTAGATCCTAACTTTAACATTGCTGACCCAGATGAGCGCAAGGCAGCTTTTGAAAAAGATATTTTTGGTAAAGTATTTACTGGTGGTTTAGATGCACTCCTTAATTGGTATGCAGACCCAGGTGTTATTATTGGTAAGAGCATTGCCTTTGGCAAGATTGCTACTCTAGATCGCCCTATTGAATCTGCAAAAGATGTAGTCAGACTGCGTTCTGAATTGGATACACACGGTGTATGGCTCAAGTCTGGTGGCACTATTGGACGCGAGACTCCAATGGGTGTCGTTGCACAACGCTTAGCTGGTAAAAATGCTGAAGAGATTTTTGATGATGTCTTTGTTCGCAGGACAACCAACCCTACTCTTGTAGCAGGTATCGGTGGAGACATTGATAACTATGATGATATGGCAGATTTCCTTGCTGCAGCGGCTGGGGATAAGGCTTCTTTATTAAAGCTAGAAAAAACACGTGCCTCTATTGCAGACGATATCCGCCGTAATCAAGAACTTTTAGACCCAATCGAAAAGAAATATAACGAGATTCCTTGGGGTCAGGCTACTAATATCGAACAGTTACAGCCTACAGTTGAAGAGTATGACCGTTTATCAAAGGTGCTAGAAGACCTACGTAAACGTGACGCAAATCTTGATAGAGCTATTAGCGAAGGCATAGGCGATTTCCGTGTCATCACAGAGTACTCTTCTGCAGCAGATGTGCAGTTATTCAACAAAAATATCGGTGTTGCTGTTGAAAAAGCCAGAGCAAAAGCATCAGAGGCTTATCACAATGTCTCTTTCTACACTGAAACATTCCGTAAGACACCGTTTAGTCGCGCTGTAACAGTAATAAGTTTACCGTTTAACAAACTTCCACGAGGCATTGTCAGGGTTGATGGTGGTCCAGTAGCAGACTCTTTCAGTGAAATCAAGTATGCTCTTAATTCTGTTAAGCCTTTGCGTAGTATTGAGTATGCTGCAGTTAAAAACGACCTTGCTCGTTCGTACCTCAACGCTCGCAACGCAAAAGAACGTGGCATTGCTGTAGAGAATATCGAATCTGAAATTGCAGACATTATTGCTTTGGAAAAGGGTATGAACCTTGAAGAAGCACGTGACGTATACCGTAACTTTGTTCAAGTTCGCAAGGGAATTATGAATAACATCGAGAAAAATGCTTTCGATGTTGATAATAATGGCGATCTTATTACATCTGCTTTCTGGAAAACTGAGATGCCTAACATCATTCCTATGATGAACTTCAAGGATTTTGAGAAAGCATTGGACTTTTATCGAGCATTTGGCGAGACAGGTTTGATGACTCGACGTGCTGGGCAGGAAGTAATCTCGGCAGCAGATTTTCTTAACCAGTTATTCAAGGTTTCAGTTCTTACCCGTCTTGGATACCCTATCCGTAATACTATTGATGGCCAACTTCGTGCTTTCCTAACACTTAAGGGTATGGCTAAGACTGATGATTACTTTAAGAACTTTGTAAGCAATACTAAGACTCGTGCCATTCTTGCTAAAAACTTCACTCAAGAGACGGTTCAACTCAAGAATCCATATCAACTGCGTCAACAGACTGGTAAGTTGATTGCAACTCGCAACAATTTTGTTGATGTACGTAACTCTATCCTTGATGAATTAACACCACAGGCTTACTATGCTGGAGCTTCTGGGGTATTCGGAAAGCAAGTAGACCCAGCAATGGTTGAACTTGCAGTATCGTCTAAGACAAAACCACTTCTAAAGGGTCCAAAGCGCGAAGCATACTTTGAACTTCTTGATAAAAAGAAGAAGCAGGGTGGCTTACTCTTTGGTCAGGAAAAAGAACGTTATCAAAAGTTAGAACAAGAGGCTTTTGGTAAGTACATTCGTGAAGAAGTAGTACCAGGATTGCCTAAAGATGTAACTCTTGTCTATGCAGATTATCCTAGCGGTAAAATCTTCTACAAGATTCCTGGAACAAAGGGTCGTATACCTAAAGGCGCATACCCAGAGATGCAGCCACGCAAGGGTATTCCAGCATCTATGCTTGAAATGGAAATCCAAGCAGGCAAGACACCAAAGTTACGCGCCAAAGAACCATCTGCTCGTCCAGATATCCGCGTTATTACCTCTTATGATATCTCTCGTAAGCAAAACTTTGAAGATATTGCTGAGATTATCGGCGAAGACCAGATGCGTCGTGTTCGTACGTACACTGAAAAAATCAATAAACTTAATGACGAGATTGATGCAAAGATTGTAGAGTCACAAGAACTAGCACTCATTCGTTCTGAGTTGAAAATCAAGCGTGCCGGCGAAACCGATGTAGAGTTAATCTCACCACGAGGAAAACTAGTCAATGCCGAGGGTGCATTTGCTGGACCTAATGGATTCCTCACTCGCCAAGATTCATCTAGCGCAAGGTCTTTGAACTGGCTTACAGAGCAACAGTCTTATCTTGCTTTTGATGCTGAAAAAGGCGCTCGTTCACCGCTATTCAAAGGTAAACTTAGCGAGAACCGTGATTTTGTAAAGCCAACAGACCCGCAGTATTTTAATGAACTAGCAAACTTTGCCAATAATCGCCTACGCAAAGACCAACTAGCTATGCGTATTCTAGAGGGACAGGGCGATAGCGAGATTGCAGGATGGTTGCGTACCAAGGGTAAGTTCTACCTGCGCGAGATTGACGCTGATATCAAGCCAGATGAGATTATGGATCATATTGCACAGGCTCGCGCTCGTGTATATCGAATCTTCCCAGACCAGCAGATGCGTTCTCTTATTGCAAGAGAAGAACTATCGCCAGAACAGTTCGATGTTCTGATGCGTGGTATGCCAAATCTGCCTACTATCGCAGGTCGCCAGATTATGGAAGATGGATTCTTGTATGGTTCAGGTGCAATCCGTAGAGGTTTTGATAAGTTCACTAATAAATTATTTGAAATCATCGGAACAACGCCTGAAGATAATCTAGTTGCGTGGCCATTCTATAACAAGTTGTATATGCGTGCATTGCAACGCGAGGTTAATCTTGCTGAAGATTTAGGCAAGAATATCCAAGATCCAGACTTGATTATCCAGATGCAACGTAGCGCCCACGCTCAGGCTTTGAAGACAACAAACCAGACTTTGTATCGCGTAACAAATAACACTGGTATGTCCAATACTTTGCGTTTCTTGATTCCATTCTTTAACGCACAATACAACGCAGTCAAGGTTTATGGAAAGTTGTTATTCCAAGATCCTTCCCGTATCGCACGTGCCTCACAAATCTGGAATCTACCAAATCGTGTAGCTACAGTTGTAGACGATGAAGGAAAACAAGTTCCACCAGGAGCGCCTCCGTCAACTCCTCAGTTTATCTTGCTTACTATCCCTGAGAATCTTCAGGGCAAGTTTGGTATTCCAAAGGGTTATCAGGTATCCATTCCAAAGAACAGTCTTAACGTCTTCTTGCAGGGTGAGAATCCATTGGCACCAGCATTTGGTGTTCCAGTAACAATCGCAACATCATCGTTTGCTAACAGTAGGCCTGAAGTTGTAGAAGATGCACGTAAGTGGTTAGTGCGAGCAGTAGGTGAAGAAGGCGCTAATACTATTATGAGCAGCCTTTTGCCTTTTGGCCGTCCAGCAGAAAAGCCTTGGGACTTACTATTGCCAGCAGCAGCACGTAAGATTGTTGCAAGCCAAGCAGAGTTAGGTAACGAAGCCTTTGGTCGTGCAGTTGTTTCTGCCTATAAGACTTTGGTTTACCAATGGGATCAAGATGGACGAGTAGGAAAGCAACCAACGTTCAAAGATGCTATGCGACTTGCCAAAGATATCTATGATATCCGCATTGCAACTAACCTTGTTCTACCTTTTACATTCTCATTCCGCCCAGAATGGCAGATGATTGTCGATGATTACCGTCGCGCACTTACTGACCCAATCGTAGGACGTGAAAGAGTTGATGACTACATCTTAGGCAAGTATGGCGACATTGGCTATCTAATGACAGCGCCTACATCCAAGAACGCTACTGGTGTACTACAGACCCCTAATGCTGTAAGAAACACCAAAGAGTTCTCAGGGCTAATGGGCAAGATGGATGAACTCAATACTCCAGGTCTAATAGGTTTCTTAGCAAACTTTGGAGTAACTGCTGATAAGTATTCCGATGCAGCAGCCAACTACTTCCGCAATAAGGATGTACGTCCTGGGGGAGAATATAAGTTTACTGAAACTCGTGCAGCAAATGAGGTTCTCAAGGATAGAGAAATCAGTCTTGGTTGGATTTCATACACCAAAGAAATACAGAAACGAGATGCAGCACTTGCTAGAGAAGGAATTAACTCCATAGATTCTAAGCGAGCGCAACAACTTGGCTACACTGCTAAGTGGGAAGCCTATGTTAACGGCCTCAAAGAGTACTATCCAGCTTGGGGTCAAGAAAAAGAATTTGGCGATACAGACTTTAACAAGACAAAACGTTATATTAAGGGCCTTACCACTATTGTACAAGATAAAAAATGGATGGCTAAATATGGCGACAGCACAACTATGGATGCCATATCTGACTACATCGCTAACCGTCAATGGCTTGCACAGCAACTTGACAAACGTGAAAAAATCTTCGGATCACGCAGTATTAAGAATGAGTACAATGCAGATCTTAAGAATAGATGGGATGAATACGTTTTGAAAATGAAATTGTATTCAAGTGGTTTTGCGGATATCTACTCACGATATCTTGAAAATGACAACTATGAGGTGATTGGCTAATGGCAGTAAAGAATCTTGAGTACTATAAACAACAAGTACGAAAGAAGTTCCCTAGTTATTCAGAGGCACAAGTCCTTGCTGCTGCCCAGTCAGCTTATGAGACAGATCCTGAGTCAACATTCAAGAAGACTAAGACTAAAACTACAAATACAGGCAAACCTACTTTTGATGTAGGAGATGAAGAAGGAGATGTATCTGGTGTTCTTCTAGGATTTGGGACAGGTGCAAGTCTTGTTCCGATGAAACTAGAGCCTTATGTTGTCAGTCTACTAAAGAAGAACCCCAAGGCTTATGCTTCTATTAAGAAGTCAATAGAGACTGTAACTGGTCGTAAGTACAATGACCCAAATTTGGTGGGAGCATACGTAGCAAGACTAGCAGAGAATATCTACCAGTCAGATGATGCTACAGCAAAGTTAGTTTCACTAGAGGATTACCTTCGACTTGCAGCTCAGTACAGAACTTCCACTGGCGCAGGCGCTGCTGCTGTACCAACACGACAGATATATCAAAAGACTGAAGCAGAACGTAGAGATATCCTCAACCAATCAGCACAAAAACTTCTCAATCGTGATTTCAACAGTGATGATATGAAGCAGAACTGGTACAAAAATCTAAAGATGGCTCTTGATGAAATGATTGATAAGGGAACATTGACAACTACAAAGAAAGTCAGAAACCCAATTACTGGCAAGATTGAAAATGTTGTTGAATCTAAACCTTATTACTCTGAAGAAAAGATTGCAGGCGTTGCAGAAAAGGCTATCCAAGAAAATCTTGAGGAAGATACTGACCGCGCACTTCGTAATAGATTTGGTTCGTGGCTAATAAAGGAGGTCGCTTCTAATGGCTAGACCAAGACCTGAATCTTCTTCAGATAAACTAACTACACCAATGACTATTGCAGAAATTGCCGAGAAACTAGGTCTTGCTGCTGCATTGCTAAATGACCCGCTATATGGGGAAAAAGCTGACCCGTTTATGGCAGAGGTCTTTTCTCTCTTTGAGAAAGATCCTCTTAAGGCACGTGAGATTCTTAACTACAAAACAAAGTTTGGCAAGTTAAATTCTACTGCACAGATTCGTTATATCAATAAACTTCAAGATGAGCCAACCTTTCTTAATACTCAGGCAGATTGGCTATCAAAGATTTCTAAACAGTTAAGACAAAGAGGTATTCCTTTTACAGAAGATAAACTTAAAGAGTTATATCTTACTGGAAAGTCCGAAAATGTCATTATAGATGAACTCATAAAGGGTACTTCCTTTACTGGTGGACCTGCTGATATTACGACTCCAGGTGGTACCGCTGGGGAAAGATATAACAAATTACTTGCTACTGCTCGTCGCAACGGTGTCTCAATCGAGATGTTACCAAAAGTACTTGGCTTTACAAGTATAGATGAAATCCTTGACCAGTTAGAATTTGGTGAGTCTTTAGCTGTATATGACCAACGTATACGTAACTATGCTAAGACCGCTATGCCTGAATATGTTAAATCTTTACTAGACCAAGGACAAGATTTGCAAGATGTTATAGCTCCTTATGTTGCTACATATTCAGATGAGTTAGAAGTTCCGTATACATCAATAGATGTTACTAATAAATATGTTCAAGATGCCCTATCAAAAAATATGAATTTATCAGATTTTAGAAGAGCATTAAGACAAGATCCAAATTGGGCATATACTGATAAAGCAAAAAGAGAAGTATCAAATTCTGCTCTTCAAGTTCTTCGTGACTTCGGATTCCAGGGGTAATAATGGCTGAAAAAGAAAAAACACTGTCAGATATTGTTGGCTCTGGTATGGGCCAATGGGTACGTGACCCAGCCACAGGTAAATGGCTAAGCCCTCAAGAAACCATAGAGAGATTACGTCAGGCTATAGAGGCTGGTTATGAGCCTGGAACCAGAGGTGGAGTAGACCTTACAACTGGTGAGTTTAGAAAGTCCCTTACTCCCGCAGAAAAACTTAATATGGCTTTAGGCCAGTTAATTCAAAACATTCAGTATGAAGGTTCAGGCTTTCCGACTGATGCTGCAGCGCTTCTTGATTATTTAGGTCAAGGCAAACTTGGTCAAAGAAGAGACTTTGCTAATGAGACCTACAAAAACATATCTAGAGATATCTACAAGGGAGACCCTAGTAGCTGGGCTATATCACAAGATAAAATCGGTAAAGTATTTGATGTACCTCAAGATGGTGGGCCAAGTGTTCGCTATATGACTTTGGACCCAAATCAAAAAACTTTAACACCAGAACAAATTGAACTTGCTAGACAAGGTTCAGGAGTTAGATTCCTAGACCCAGTTACTGGTCTTCCTGTAGATGTTTTTGTAAGCCCAGAAGGTTTAACTGGACCTCAAGCGCAAGGAACTATTAACTGGCAAAATGTATATCGTAACCCATTTGCCCCTACTCCCGCTACTAGTGGCTTTAATAGCGCAGAAGAAGCCGCAGCATTTGCTGCAAGCGGAGCAAGCGGTATGGGCAGTGCAAGTAGTGGTTACAATCCAGCAAGAGAAGCACGCCAGTCAGCATACGATTTGCTATATCAGAAATTTGAAGAGTATGGCCTTGGAGGTTTAGTTACCCCACTTAAGAGTCTTATTGAAAGTAACATAAGTCCATCGGAGTTTACTCTTCGCTTGAGAGAGACCGATGCTTACAAGAAACGCTTTGCTGCTAACCAGTCACGTATTCAAAAAGGATTACGTGCTTTATCTGAGGCAGAATATATTGGCCTTGAAGACCAATATCAAAATATTATGAAGCAATATGGTCTACCTGAAAGTTACTATGCACGTGGAGAGATGGGTCGCCAAGAAGGATTTGAGAAGTTTATTGGCGGAGATGTATCTCCAACAGAACTACTAGACAGAATCCAGACAGCACAGAATCGCGTTATTAACGCTAACCCAGAAGTTGCTGCATCGCTACGTCAGTTCTATCCTGAAGTTGGTCAGGGAGATTTGCTTGCATACTTCCTAGACCCAGACAAGGCTTTGCAGAATATCAAGCGTAAGGTTACCGCTGCTGAAATCGGCGGAGCTGCAACTGTTGCAGGACTTACCACTGGACTACAGAGAGCAGAAGAACTAGCAGGCTATGGAGTCACTGGAGAGACAGCACGTCAAGGCTTCCAGACCGTAGCAGGAATCCTACCTCGTGGTGGACAACTAGCTGAGTTCTACAAACAAAGTCCGTATACACAAGCAACGGCAGAGCAAGAAGTCTTTGGTCTTGCTGGTGCTACAGAAGCAGAAAAACAGCGCCGTAAGTTGGCTCAACTTGAGTCAGCATCATTCTCTGGTCAAACAGGAATGGCTGGAGGCGCACTAGCCCGCGAACGAGCAGGGCAATTCTAGGCCTGCTAACAGAACGACCGGCCTGTTAGAGAGATACCAAGACCGGCAGTAGGAGCCATACAGCGTCCCCCAAACTGTATGAGGCCTGCGACAACTACTAAACAAGGGAGATGGACCTATGTCCAACTACGACTACGAAGATGACGACTTTGAGAATAATGACTCGAATGATCT